ATGCGGTGAGGCTCGTGCCTTGGTTCGCCTTTTCGCCCTCGAGCGTAGTGGCTGATTCATAATCGGCTTTTGCCTGATCATAGCCAATCTGCCACATATCCTGTAAGTAGTTGTGCAACGCCCCACTCCGCTGAAAATTCTTGACATCGCTATCAGCCTTTTTCAGTTTTTTTATGAGGTTCGTGCTGTCTACTGTAATCATTTTTCCACTCGTTTAATCGCCAAAACTGTATGATTCAGAGATACTGCTTTCCGCACGATGAGATAATCGTAGTTTGGAATCTCGCTTTCAGGATCGGGGAGAGTGTCGATAAGAAGTACGGTGCTTTCATCTATAGGCCAATCCGTTCCCTGTAGGGCTATCGTCTTGTCATAGGAGATGTCGTTACCGAACTGCTCTGTATCGGTCGTTCCTGACGATGCTGATATGTTTCCAAACGCCTCTACTGGCTCTGCATACTCGGGGCTATACTCGCCCGTGAAGTTATGATCATCATCATAGATTTTCTCTTTGTTTAGATGCAGACAGTAGTAAAATTTTCTCTTGTTGCGGTCGAGTGTTCTCATAGAATCTCCACGTCTACGCTGGTTGAGACTTCCGACTTGATGCCCGTTACGGTTATCGTTGCGGTGCCGGGGGATATTGCGGTTATAATTCCGCCCGTTACTGTGAGGATGGTTTCATCGCTTGATACGTATATGTAGCCCTCGTTGACTTCGAGAACCGACCCATCCGTACATTCAACGACCGTCGAGACTAACGCCTTTTCGGTCTCCCCGACGTGCATTACAGCCGGGATTGCGAATGATAATTCGACATTTTCAGGTATCCTCTCATTCAAAGTTCTTCCAAACGGAGTGATCTGATTGAGAAGTGAATCTGAAACGAATCCGTTTTCATATGACCTTACAATGCCGTTCTCGGAGTGTCCCTGTTCTCCCTCCGCTCCTCTATGCAGATAGATTTCATTGGCTATCTGCACTTGGAGCGTTTCATATCTTCTCGGGACTTTGGCGAGGATGTAACTCGTCAGGTATGGATATGCCCTCCGAACTACAATGTCCTCTGCCAGCGTCAAATACGTTTCAAGGATTTCGGGAGTGGCATCACTATCTCCGCAAATACTCTGTAGCATTGTCAGTTTTTCAAGTTCTGTCATTCCCTGATCTCCTCTTAAGATACGGTGTAGTGATACTCGATGCCGATAACATCGGTTGATGCCGGAGCGGTGGTAAAGGTAACAGTTCCTGCACTATAGGAATAGCCGGAGGTCTGAACCTCACCGTTTACGGTAACAACGGGAGTATCGGTAGGAGTATGGTCGCAAGTAAATGCAACGGTAGTTCCGTCACCGTTCTCATACTGGAGATAGTTTGCACTACCGCCGGAAAGAACGACCTGAACGATCATGTTAGGATTTGTAAGAGCAGAGATGTAATACTTTCTTGCGAAAACATTGTTGAGTCTCTTGTTTGCGTTCTGCTCGTCACGGGATGCAACCTCGGTGTTGACACCAGTCTTGTTAAAGACGGTGATAGCATCCTTTGTGCCGACGTACATGATATTCTCGGGGAGATTCTGCTTATAGAAAAGAGCAACTCCTGCGATAGAGCCAACATAGCCCTGCTCCCATGCAAGACGAGGATCGTAAACAATCTGATCTTTCATTGCCTTACGAGCCTTTGCGATGCCTTTCTTGTCGGTGATAGCCCATACAGTAGGAATGAACTTGCCCTGAACCTCGATAACAGGCTCGTTTGCGTCGGTGATGTTCATTTCAGCAACAGCGTCAACAAGTGCATCGAAATCGTAAGTGGTGGGAGTGATCAGTTTGGTAGCCTTTGCCATCTCCACCATGATATCGGCATTAACCTTGTCAAACAGAGCAACACCGAGACGGGTGAGGCCAGTCTGTACAGCGACAGGGTCTCTCATAAGAGCCTCATCGGAATACTTGAACCATGCCTGTGCGCACTTTACTCTGTACTCCTTTTCTACAAGAGAAGTGGAGATAGAATTTGCGTTTCCCTGACCCTCTGCTACGTCCTCTGCTGATCCTGATGCTCCGTATACATTGATTCTGCGGATGTCGCCTGTAGCACCCTCGAGTTCGTTGTCAACGGTACAGAACTGGTTGAGGTCAAGGTGAGATGCGAACAGATCCTCTATCTCATTGGAGAGGAATCCGTTGTCAAATGTTGCGACATTGACCATTGAATTAGTCTGACTCATATTTGTCCTCCTATAATTTTTGTAGGTTAGGGGTGGCACTCACGATATGTGCCATCCGTATTTGTTTTACTTTTCGTAAAGTTTGTTGTATTCGTCCGGGTGTTCCTGATGAAATTTGAGACGTTCAGCCGGACTTAACTTTCTGAACGCATCCAACGTCATTGTGGGGGCTTTTCCGCCCTCGCCATCGGGTCTCGGAGTAGTCTTAAGGAGTTCTGCCTTATATGTCTTGTCATGCTCCGTCATAAAGGACTTCATCTCTTTGAAGAAACCATCGCTATCCCCATTAGTGAAAGCCTCTGATGCTTTTAGAGCGGATTCCTCGGTCATTCCTAAACCGATAAATGACGCTTTCCTCTCGGTAACTGACTTTTCCCTCTGTAGGGCCTTTATCTGCTCCTCGAGTTCTGCCATCTTCTTCTCGGATTCGGTCGTTCCCTCGGACGCCTTATCCTCCAAAGCCTTAAGTTTGCGCTTGTATTCGGCAACTTCCGAATTAGCCTTGCTTGTGGCGTTCTTGTATCTCTCCAGTTCCGATGAATTATCATCGATTTCGAGTTCCTCTAACGCCTTGATCTTGTCCTCTGCCGACATTTCGGCATAGCCCTCGATTTTTGATGTGTCTAACTTACTCATAAAACCTCCTTGCGTTTAAAGCGGTTCACTCCGCACAATTTGCGTTTACAGTTCACTCTGTTATATAAAACCCTTTGGGGATAAAGGATTTTAAACCTCCTCGTAGCGGATAAACCGGGGTGCGATCCATCCGCCACTCATCCCTTGATTCCCAAGCGAGGAGGTACGGGATGTAAATTGTCTGACTATTTCTCAATAATCTTAAAATAACATCTACAATTATAATGTAACGGCAGTTTTATTTTGTCAATATCGAAAATTTTACCATCATTTTCGTTACATTTCGGGCAAACACGCTCGTCATCCTGTGTTACCCATATTACTTTGGTTATCCCGGCTGATTTTGCGCCCTCTAATGCAGATTCGATGGTTATATTGTCGCCAGCCTGTTTAGCCTGACGATTCCAATACTTAAGGGCTTTCTCGATGTTCTTGTTGATATCTGATTTGTTGGGCGACGAGATAATTTCTTCGATGGTTCGGGCCAGTTTGCGGTCAAATTCATTCACAAAGATGTATTGAGTGACATAATTGACCGAACTTAAGTACCATGTGACATATTTTTCCGCATCAAAGGTCTTTATTTTGCGAAAACCGTCCTTTTGCCCGACGTAATACTTGATCTTGTTGCCCTTTTTCTCTATGAACGTCTTGCAGTTCTTTTCAAACGACCACAGCACGATTAAAACAAGAATACTGGTTAAATCGTCGTACAACTGCTTATATGTACGCTTTACACGCTCCGAAACGGCTTTATAGCCCTTTGAAGTGTTGAGTTCGTCAAACGGCAGAGCCTGTAACTCCCGGTTAAGAGAACTAAAGGCTCTGACCATCTTCAATGCGTACTGTCTATAGAGTTTATCGGTGTATTTAAACATCCTCGTCCTCGGATTCCGTTATCGTGGTATCGTTCATGGCCTGTTTAACCCTTTTCTGCTCCTGCTCGTCATGCCACTTCTTTGCCTCCATGAAAGCCGAATCAGGATCAGGGAACATATCACTATGCTCATATGCCTGTTGAGGGTGAATCCAATCGTTAGAGAGCATGGTTACGAGGTTATTCACCTTTGCAGAGTCGTTCGTGTAGTTACGACGAGGGAATCTGATATCAACCTGACCGAGCGCAATGTTAGTTCCGCCTATGGTATTCGAGTAGAA